TGCAACTAAAAAAAGAAAAAAGATTAGTAAAGCTCCTGTAAAAAAGTTTATAAAAGAATCAAGCAAAGCAAAAGCAGCAACAGTTAGAGCAGTAGCAAGTTCACAGAAAAAAGGGAAAAAAGGAAAAACTGGAAGAGACCAGTTAAATTTAGCAAAGATACAAGCAGCAATAAATACAAGATTACCTGCAGAAGTTAGAAGAAATATGGGAAGACCTGCACTAATAAATCAAACTGGAAGATTTTCAAATAGTGTAAGATTAACAGGATTGAGACAAGCACCTAATAGTGTTGTAGCGGATTATACTTATCAACTAAATCCCTATGAAACATTTGAAAATAATGGTGTAAGACAATGGCCTACTGGATATAATCCAAAGCCACTTATAAGTAAAAGCATTAGAAACTTAGCAGCAGCATTTATAGACCAAAAATTTACACTTAGGAGGGTTTAATGTCTACTGAGTATAGAACAAAGCGTCGAAAAATAGTAGACGCATTAGTAGATAAAATAAAATTAGTAAATGGGCAACACCCCTACAACTCAAATGTGTTTAACAATGTTAAAGGGAGAATGTTGTTTTTAGATGAAATAGAAGAATATCCGAAAGTCTGTGTTATAGCAGGAGATGAAGTAAGAGAATATCAGACAGCAGGATTTAAATGGAGATTTTTAAATTTAACAATTAGAGCATACGTTCGAAATGAAGAAGATGCTCAGGAAGAATTAGCAACGCTATTCGAAGATATCGAAAAGATTATCGATGAAAGCGATGCTTTAGTGTACGACACTAGCATAATACCCAACGGTAAAACTACTTCAATGACAATTGATAGTATTACTACTGATGAAGGAGTGATTGCTCCTTTAGGAATTGGGGAAATGACAGTTACAGTACGATATTAAGAAACGGCGAAGCAGATAAATATCTAGCTAAGCCCTTTCAATGTGATAGGAGATAAAAATGGCACTTAATCTATCAAGAAATACCAAGGTATTTGTAAGTTCAGTAAATGGTACCCACGCAAGTGGTGGTTCTGTTAAAGCTGTAACTATTACTACTGCGGGTTCTGGTCATGCCGTGGGCGATAGAATAACTTTTGGAACAGCCGAAACATCACAAAATGGTGAAGGACTCAGAGTTATTGTCTCAGCTGTAAATGGTTCTGGAGGAGTTACTGAGGTACACATACCTAATAACTACCGTGGAAAATTATTCACAGATGGAGAAGATTGCACACAAGCAGATGCAAACTCTTCATCAGGAAGTGGAACAGGACTTGTTTTAGATGTAACATCTGTAACAGGAACAACTACAACAGATGGTGGAAGAATAGGAACTGGCTTATTTAAAGGTAATGGTGAAAATGCTAACACCTTTAGAGTTGGTGTATTAGATGGTTATAGCTTCTCGCAAGGAAGTGATGCAACAGATGTTGTAATTAATGAAGCGGGAGCAACTCCAAACAGAGGACAAAAAAGATTTAATGACTCTTTACCGCCTGCAGAATGGTCTTTCTCAACTTATGTAAGACCTTTCAAACATGGAACCAATAGTAATGGTACTGCAACTGAGCACGATATGGTTGAAAACATATTGTGGGCAGCTATTGCAGGTAAATCTATTCATGGTGAGGGAAGTGGAACTAGTGCATCTGCAATCAGCTTAGATAGTACTGATGCAGACGTTACTTTTGCAAATTCAGAACACCACGAGTTACTAAAACTTTCAATTTTCTTTGCTTTGGAAAATACAACTTACAGACTAAATGAATGTCAAGTAAACCAAGCAGAAATAGACTTTTCTATAGATGGTATTGCAACAATTGCATGGTCTGGTAATTCAACTACTATTGACCAAATAACTACTGCTATAGATGACCCAAATACTGCTTATAGTTCTACTTCAGGAGACTCAGGCGGTGCATATTCAGCCAACAGTACAATTACAAATGCTGAAGGTTTTAATTATGTAGACGCTACTGGTCCAGATGATGCAGATTACTTAAGAAATAAATTATCAACGCTAACTCTTGCCACTTTAGAGCAAGGTGGAGGAGCGTCAAGTGGTGGACTAGATGCAAAATCTTACGATATTGCAATCACAGGTGGTTCAATAACTATAGCGAACAACATCACTTATGTAACTCCTGAAACTTTAGGGGTTATTGATAAACCAATTGGTTCTTTCTCAGGTGCAAGACAAATTAGTGGAAGCTTAACCATGTACTTAAACACTACAGGTTCAAGTGGTTCAGGTAATGGTTCAAACCAATTACTATCTGATTTATCTGCAGCAACTGACTTAGTTAGAAACTCATTTAACATGAGTTTATTTATGGGTGGAGCATCTTCGGATACTCCAGTTGTAGAATTTGATATTCCACGAGCACATTTCCAAGTTCCAGCTATTGAAGTCGCAGACTTGATTTCATTATCTGTTGAATTTGCAGCTCATGGTTCAGATATAACTGCAGCCGATGAAATGACTGTCAAGTATAAAGGTTTAACTACTCATAGTGATTCCGCTTATACTGGCGATTTAACTTTGTCAACATAATGGCTGTATACAACTTTCGTAGAGAAAGCTCTGTATTCATAGTACACGGCGGGAGTCGCTATTCTATAAAAACGACTCCCGAAGTGTCAATCTCCCAAACATTTGCGGAAGATTCGTACACAGTAAAGACTTTGCACGACCAGACAAAAATGTTTGATGGGACAACAATAACAAAAGCAAACCCTGCAAATTTTTCGTTCGGTGTTTATCTTACAGAAGAAAAAGATGAAACAATAGTAAAAAGTCTTTTAACAGAATATGATACAAGTTCAGGAGAACAATTAATAAAAACTTTTGACTTGTATATTGTAAGTACTGAAAGCACTTTTAAAGTAGAAAATTGTCATATAAAAGATGGTGATTTTGTCTTTGAGTCAGGCAGTCCTTTAACTCTAAATGTAAGTGGACAAGGAGAAAAATTAACAAGAGCAGGTGATTCAACTTTCACAGTTCCAGGAACTGTAGTATCACCGAGTGCAACATACACTCCCACCATTCCAATTTTAGATGTAGAGATAGGAGGAACAGATGTTCCTAACTTAGTAGCAGCTACTTTACAAGTGCAAAATAATACTAATTTTAAAGGATATGAAACTTTACAAAATAGTCTTTCAGTTACAAATACAACTAATGCAATGTACCCAAGTGGGTTCTTTTTAGAGAATAGAGTTGTAGCAGGAAATATTACTCAGTTTTTAACTTCAAGTAATTCTAGTACCTCTACAGACTTTTCAACAAATAGTAATATTACTCTAAAAACTCTCTTAGACGGAGGAACCTTTTTTCAAGCAGCTTTAACAGGCTGTATGTTTACTAAAAGGGTACAAGTAGGAGAAGCTTTTCAAAGCACTTTTGATTTTAGATTAGTTTCAAGTCCTACAAACTTAAATTCAATTATAACTTATTAACACGGAGAAAACATGGAGTTAAAATCGTTATTGGTAGACACCAAGACAACCTGGGTTGAATTTCCAGGACTTGAAGGATTTGAAGTTGAACTTGCAAATCTCTCAAGAAAAGAATTAGTAAATCTTAGAAAAAGATGTACAACTAACAAGTTCAATAGAAAAACAAGAATGTTTGAAGACAGTCTTGACGAAAATAAATTTGTAGATGAATTTACTAAAGCTACTGTAAAAAATTGGAAAGGATTAAAGTTAGGTTACTTAGAAGATTTAGTTTTAGTAGATTTAAATAATCAAGATAAGGAGGCGGAATTACCCTACGACTTAGACAATGCAAAACACTTAGTAGAAAATTCAAGTGAGTTTGATAATTGGCTAAATGAAGTAGTGTTTGACCTCGACAATTTTCGTAGTAAAGAATCGGGAAAAACTAAAGGAGAAGCTCAGCCTGTATCTGGACAATAAAGATATAGGAATGACAAAAGACCAGTATCTCATGATGTGTGAGCAAACTGGTGAAGAAATAGACTGGGAAAGATGCCCTGCGGATTGGGAAGACTTTCCAGATTTAGTATGGGAAACGGTAGATATTTACAACTCATTAGGAGATAGAATATTTCCAGATGTGGGATATGTAGGAAAAGATTTTACAAACCTACAGTTTATATTTAAAATGAGAAAAACACCTAACCATGAAAAAGAAATAATATTTGATTTAATTCTTTGGTTAGATGCAAGAAATATAAAACTTTCTCAAGAAAAGATAAAAGCGGAACACGCAAAGATAAAACAAAAACATGGCAGATAGTAATATTTTAATACAATTAGAGGTTGTTCAAAAAGGCAACAAGCTTTCTGTCGTTGCAAAAGACACAGAAAAATTATCTAAGTCTACCGATAGAGCAACCGCTAGTAGTCAAAAGCTTGAAAAACAATCAGGTAAAACTTATGGTAGATTCCAACAAGGAGCCATAGGTACTGCTAATGCTACAAAAAGCTTTTCTAAATTAAATCAAACAATAGGTGGAGGCGGCTCTGGTGGAGCAGGTGCTCTTGTAGGAGCATATGCAGTACTAGCCGCAAACATCTTTGCTGTAACAGCAGCCTTTAATGCATTTAGAGGTGCAGCTGGTGTAGATAAACTAACTGAAGGTTTAGAAGCATTTAGTAATACAACTGGTCAATCTCTTGACTTAGTAGCAAAAAGACTTCAAGAAACAACTGGAAATGCGGTATCGTTTGAACAAGCGATGAGAACTGCTGCTCTTTCTACAAGTGCTGGATTTGGTACTACTGAAATGGAAGGACTAACTCGAGTTGCAAAAGGAGCTTCTCTTGCTCTTGGTAGAGATATGGGAGACGCACTTGATAGGTTAACTCGAGGTGCTATCAAACTAGAGCCAGAGATTTTAGAT